ATGAGCATTCTAAAGCATATTGGTTTCAGTGCTGCTGCAATTGGAGTTGTAGCTGGTATTCCTTACTTGTTTAACGAGTTGCAGAAACATTCGATTGCAGAAAACGAAGCAGCGCAGCGGCAACTAGATCAGTTGATGATTGTAACTGTGTCGCCAGCATTTGAAGTGCTTGAGATAAGTCAGCAGCAAGCAATTATCCGAGACACAAACGGCATATGGGTTGTTCGTGTTGGCGACGTTTTGCCGACAGGCGAAACAATCAGAGCAATAGGAAATGGAATAATGACTGATAAATCCCAAACATATACAGTGGGAAACAGTCGTTAAATAGCAACGGACACAACGTCCGACTGCTCAGTGGGGTTAGCAATGCGGCTAACCCCATTTTCTTTTGAGGAATACGTTATGAGTTACAAGGATTTCATCACCGAACTATTTGATAAGTCGAAAGCCTATCACGAAGCGCGAGGCGCAGTATGGGCGATTACGCTTGCGCAGTTTCGCGAGCGGATGAAGGAGTTAGGCTTCGAGCGGCCTGCTCCTATGGGTCAAACATTGGTCGTGCAACGGGTTTCGCGCAAGCGCAAGGAATGGACGCCGGACAATCTCAAGTTCCATGTGAAGGCCGTCCCCCCATCCTATACCGCAAAGACGCAGAAACACGTCAAGGACGCGCAAGGGCAGTCCGACGCTTCGCAAGTACGTTTGTTGACGCGTCAGCAATGGGTGAGCGAATTACGGGCAGATAAGGCCCACCTGCATAAATAGGATTGAGGACGTTTACACCCTTTACGATCCTCCCGCACAGCGCTCCAGATGCGGTAAGGCCCACTTGGTTCAGTCATCCCAAGTGGGCTTTTTATTGATGTGAAGTGGTATTTGAATGAAACTTTATGGAGCGCGAAACAAAATCTCGATGAAACGAATTGAAGCTGGATGAATTTGAAACAGAAAGTTTATGATAGATAATAGAAACGAAACAAAGATAAACAGAATTTTACAATATATCACTGATAGCAATAGTAAAATCCAAAGAAACAATATTGTCCTGCGATTTTACTTGTGCTAGGCCGGTGGTAACAGCAACAGCGGAGGGCATAACATGTTGGAATTCTTCTTAATCCTTTTCACTCTATGGGTTTTATCACGTCCACCAGATGCGCAGGGCAACGGTCCAATCAAGCGTTTCATCAAGCGCCGTATTGAAGCACTCGCATCGTGGGGTTGGAGTTCATGATTTCGTTCATTCAGGACAACTTGGTTCTGTCTGTCGTTGCAGTTGTCGCCTTCTATGCAGCAGGACTTGCCGTCATGTTGCGTAACAGCATGATTAAGATGGCGAAGATTGCAGACGACAATTTCATTCCACGCGAGGAAATGAACCCCATCTTGAAAGTTATCGCCAAACACACGAACGACATTCAGGCACTTAAAGAGCGCATCTAAACACAAATTCATCCGCTCATAGAAATGGCCCGGATTACGGGCCATTGTCGTTTCTATGAATGTCGCTTGCCCTTATGGGAACATCTTAGCCGCTTTGCCTTCTGCAAGCGTTTTGCCACCAGCGTCGAGTGCCTTCACTGTGCACGAGTAATTATGCGACCCGCTTGGTGGGCATGGGCCTTTGTAACGGAATGCCCCATATGGAATTGCAGCTTTACCGTTAAAGGCAACCTTGCCGCCGCCGTGCTCGAACCCCATAGCGTTACGATCCACCATTCGGAAAGTCAGCGTCTTCGTTTCCTTGGGAACGCCTGTGATGTTGAAAGGCGGTGATTTGGAGTCGAAGCATTTCTTCGTCGGCCCCCACTGGAATGACACGCCGAGATCAGCCGATAGCGCAGGCGTTGCCATTGCGGCCATAACAGCAGCCGCAGCAATTAGTGTCTTTTTCATTCATATTTCCTTCCAAGCCCCGGCATAGACTCACTATGCCATAATAGGAACGTTAGTATTTTTCCGTTTGCACGCAATAGGGGAAATTCACTCTGGCTTTGTTATCTGCCCTTCGCGTCGAGCAGCAGCAGTCCATTTGCTCAACGGCAATTCCGTCTGGAAACTATCGTCGCGTTCGACACGCCATAGATTGAATATCAGCAGTTGTTCGAGTTCCTTTAAACTCAGGTAACCGAGTTCAGGTTCACCAAGCCCCAAGTCACACAGTCCAAAACAGGTGTCGCCATCTGGCAGCATATCCTTGAGCAACCACGTGGCTTTCGTATTTGGGACGAACAATCTGACGACCGGCGGGTGATCTGCCTCGCAGTTCTGGTTATTCTCGGCCAGCTTCAAGCGTTGTTGAGGTGTAAGCAGCATTATGCGGCCTCGCTTTTCATGCCCAACACTTCGATTTCATACCGGCGCTCGTTTAGCCTGCGCCATGCTTTCCATGCTGCTACAGTTGGGAACACCTTCTCGAAAGCATCACCGGCAATTTTGCCCCACACCTTAAAACCAACTTGTGCTTGCATTTGCTTAACTCCGTTTTGCGTTTGCAACTCAGAGTTATTGCCTTTGGATTCAAAGGGCGAGCATAGACTGCTCTGGAAAAGGCAGTCTTTTCAACCACTTGGCATTGCTCCGTAGAAGCCCATAGAGCGCCGTGCAAGCGCAGGGCTAGTACGTTGCGCGCAAGTTATTGACCGCGCTGTATGAGCGTCTGTGGCGTTGTGTGGCTGTGTTTTGTGAGCGGCTGTAGGCTGCGAAGCTGGTGGCTCGCCCGTTTTCCTACGACCCCAATTTCCCAAAAATTTCTTTTCCCAAATGGCTATGCCGTAGAGACCAATGGCTATGCCACCAGCACTCGACTGGCAGACTGCCAGATGAGGACGAGCGAAAGCGACTGCAACAAGCCGAGTTCTGGGAATTTGAGTGAAACGAAAATTCGCAAGCGAGGCGCCGTTGCCGTTGAAGTGCAGATGTAATGGGGGTAACTGCGTCTATATATTATATTATAATATATGGATGTAATTAACTTCATTGCTTCTGTGCTACTGCGTTTAATAATACTATGGGTGTTATTAACTTCAAAGTCGCAATCTCCAGAATAGCAATCCGAATAAATAGTCGCGAAGACCCATTGGCCTTCAAAATTGTTACGACATAAGCCCGGACTGCTTCCCAAATATCGCAGTTCGGGTTTTCTGTGAGCAGATATATATCGCGTTAATACAGGTCATCAAGTTATAAATACTAGGTAAGTTAGAAGCAATGGGAATGCTTTCAGCTTTTATTACGTAACAATTTTTAAAAGGTCAATAAATGAACAACAATTTCTCAGAATCACATTTTGAATTTCGAATGCCAAACGGACGTATCAGATATATTGAGCGTTCGTTGCTTGCAGTTCTTCATGATCGTTACGATGCAGCGCGTGTATATCAGGAAAACAAGGGCGTTCGCTTCGAACTCACGTTCGAGCAGTTTGTTCTGCTTGTAACGGATAGCCGTTTGAACACGATCCGCAATGCCATGAAGAAGAACGTTGTCGATTATTTCTTTCGCAGTCGCAGGGGTTATGTCCTGTCGTGGAAAGATGCAGAGGCGATGCGATCCGGCGTCATGAACTCCCAAACTGCCGCATACATCAATCGAGCAGAAAGCCGAAAGGTCGGCCATTTCATTAAGGGCGATAAGCATTCTGACGCCAGTAAGCAGAAGATCAGCGCGGCGAAGAAGGGCACGAAACATTCGGAAGTTACCCGCGAACGTATGGCCGCTGCCAAGCGCGGCACAACTCGTTCTGAGGAAACCAAGGCAAAGATCAGAGCGGCAATGCTTGCTCGTAAAGCCCAAAAATAAGGAGTCACAAATGACCAGTCGTAACGAAAAGCTACGAGCATTCCGAACAGGACGCAAACACAAGGCAGAAACCAAGGAAAAGATCAGGCGAGCGAAGACCGGCCAGACATACGACGCGGTACACCGAGCCAATATATCGGCGGGTCTAAAGGGAAAACCGAAGTCGCCAGAGTCCAACGCAAAACGAGCAGTAGCAGCAAGGGCAATCTGGGCAGCAAGAAAAGAAGCAAAGGGAAGAATTTAATGGATACTTATTATTTCAAAGCACCGATTGATAAAGACAAAATTGATGACGATGCAGCAGATATTATCTCCAAAACGTACAAATATATGTTGTCGCTTGGTGTGGACTGCGCATTCGAAATGAACATGGTCAAGATTCATGAGAAAACGGCTCTCAACGCCTATTACGAATATGAAAAAGAAGTGTTGTGGCCGTTGGTATTGCAAATAGCTGCAAATGGTCCAATCGATTTAGGCAATGAAGATGACAACGGAAACGTTCGACTGAATACCTACGAGGAAATAGCGGAAGCGATTGCCAGTAATGACCCTCCAGATGAGCGTGGCATGCATGTCTTTTATTTCAATCCTGCTTTGACCAGCCAATATGAAACTTACTTGGATGAGCCGCAGTGGATGGAACAATATGATGTTCATTTCAGTGTGTATGACAAGAGAGTGGCAATGACGCTCAAGTTGCAAGGATTGGAAGAAATCGCACCGCAAGAGAAAGTTCGCATCGTTCTAAAGTAAGAACAGCCGTTTTGATGCTGTTTGGAACGCTTATCGCGATAGTTGAATAAATAGAAGTGAAGTTAAAAAAGGGGAGCGCACAATGCAAAAAAATATTCAAGCAGAACTCGAAAAAGCAGCCAATGAAATGCCGATGTTAGGCGGTACCGCTGCTGGAGCAATTCGCAACCTAATAGCGCAGCAAGCAGAACAACAACGCCTCATCGATGCGCTAGAGGAAGCCATCGAACGTATCGAGCAGGCACTTATTCATTTCAACAATCAATAATTAAAGGGTAATAACATGAAACAATTGGATTTAAACGAACTATTCGATATCGAGTCATTCAAGATCACTGAGATCGTCGTGAAGCAGAAGCCTTCACGACTAGATCCGATCAACGATATTAAAGCCGGAAATGTACGTGTGGATTATAAGCCACGTTACGGCAAGACCACTATCCCATTCATGGACTTTGCAAAGGGTGATCGCCGCTGGCTCGACCTGCTTGTGACGGAACTGGTCGGTATTGCTGACCTCTACAGGGCCGACAAGATTATCATGCTGGACTATGCAGCAGCGAGACGCGGCACAGGCTCGACGCAGACTTGGCAGAAATACGTGGAGGGCTTGTATGCGGACAAAGTGCTAGGCGGTATGGATTACACGACCTCGCAGCTTAAACACCTTCCCACGCTTATCGATCTGCTACGCCAGGGCGAACGTCTCAAGGGCTGCGGCTCACTTGAGTTCTGCGACCTTGATACCGGCAAGGCACTTTGAGGGGAGGCTAGAATGAATAAAGACAAGCGAATTATTGAGAACGGTAAAACGATTTGGGTACCGAAGCATCAGGAACCGCAACCATTGCCCAAGCAAACAGCACCAAAGAAGAAGAACCCATATGAACCGAAACGAACCGGCAAGCGATATGGAGAGCGTAAGAATTGGTGGTGACATAAATAACAAGCAGACGAAAGTTTACTGCATTGTTAACTCCTCACTTGGAAATCCTCGATACGAAAGTGTCGGGGATTTTCTTTTGAGTCGAATTGAATTCTTAGGTTGAACAGGTGAATCAACGGCAATAGGCCGAGTTTGTTAGCGGTACAAACGAGGCAAATAGATGAAACTTATCATACGCAGATCGATACAAGCGCAAATTGAACAACTGCGCAGGAAAATCGAACCCCAATACTTCGACATGCTTAGGTTGGCAATCGAATATAACCCAAAAGAATTGAATGAACTGCTGGAGCCGATGGGTACAGGTCCGTACAATTGGGAGCAAGTTGTTTGGGAACTACACGACGGCGCTTGCACGACTTACGTGAGAGAGGGCAGGCTTCCTAATTTTGCAGTGTTGTGGATGGATGCTTGGTACGCAGGTATTCCATATTGGAAATTCCTGGGTGTTGCGGAGTTTGGAGAAAACTCCCGGCTTTATCAGCGTTACACGACACAAAAGCGAGCCAAAGGCAGACCACGCAAACATAAGTTCCTGCTGCCGAATTAAGCGACAAGCCCCGGAAACGGGGCTTTTCCATGAGTGTCGTTTGAAGCCTCAAATGGGCTTTCCAGCTTAAATACTTGGACAAAGGAGAACTCAACGGTTGGGTTCCACAAGAGGAACGCAGCATGTTTGAGTCGATTACAGCCTTTTTGATATCCATCGGAATTAACCCCTCACATGTTTTCGCGGGCCTCGCTGGCGCTCTTGTGCGCACGTTTATCATGGGCAAGCGCTGGACATGGGAAACGCTCATGGGGTCACTCGTTGGCGCTCTTTGTGCGATCTATTTGACCCCGCTGATCGGCACATGGCTCGGCTTGAACCTGTTGGACCTGAGCGTAAACAATGCGCTTGCGTTTGCACTAGGGATGCTCGGCTTATCACTGGCGGAGGGACTTGTGAGACTCGCACAGCGTTGGGCAAACAATCCGAAATTGCCAGTTCGCTTGAGCATGAGGGGATTTGCCGAAGCCGTAAACGAGGCGGACGAAAAGCCCAAGAGCAAGGCCGAATAAATATCCGGAAGACAACTTTCGGAGCACAAAATGACTACAATCATCAGCACTAGCACCCACGGCATCGCTCATCAGGGCAACCTATACGTGGCGACATTAAAGACGGGCTGCGCACTTAGCACGGACCCCGAAGAGTTAATCCGAACGATCCAGAAGCACGAGGAAGCCAAGCACGAAGAGGTGTTTAGCGATGTTGTCACATGGACATTCGTTCGTTCGGATCACGCCGCACATTACGATACTTGGCTTGCAGTGAAAGGCAACACGACAGTCCAGTCGATCAATGTAACGCTAGGCCAATTAATGCGAAACACGCCATTCGGTAATTTTTCGCAAGAGGTGAAAGATGCAGCGGAGTGGATCGCACAGAACGCAAAATCTCGTGTCCACTCATGGGTAATTCCCGGCACCGATCTTTGGTATTGGATTTTCGAGGACGCACAGGAAGCAGTAGTGTTTCGATTGGCGGTGACGCTATGAGAAACCGCTTTGAACAGAAGGTCGCCGCACAAGTAGGACCGGGATTTGCATATGAAGCAAGGCGATTGCCCTACACACTCTCACACACGTATGTGCCGGATTTCATCAACGAGCAGACCAAAGAGATAATAGAGGCAAAAGGGAGGCTAACGGCAGCAGACCGTAAGAAGATGCTCGCAGTAAAGGCGGCTCATCCCGATTACACAATCACAATCGTATTTCAGAACCCAACGTTGCCCATCAATAAGGGAAGCAAGACCACATACTCGGATTGGTGCGACAAGTACGGTTTTGCATGGCGACAGGCATGAGCGCTTGTGCAGTAATTGGTCGTAGGTCGCCCATGAGATTGACCCAACATTCGAGCCCAAATAGTGTTGCTCTCGATTTGCGGGCACTTTGGGGTGGCATATATGTTTCGGGACAAAACTACATTTGTAATTGGCGCTGGCGCGAGCGCGGAGTTTGGACTGCCGGTGGGTACGCAACTCGCCATGAATATCAGAGATAGCGCACGTATCGCGTTTTCAAAGTTGCACGGGCTTCAAATAGTGGATGAGGATTTGGAGCAAGCAATCAAAATTGGTTGGCCCGAGTTCACGCGGGATGAGATCATAATGGCCCTTCGCCGCATTCACGCGGCAATTGACACTAGCATTAGTATCGACGCGTTTATTCACCGAAATCGGGACGATCCGGTTCTGGTACATATGGGAAAAGCCCTAATTGCGTGGAATATCGCGAAGGCCGAAGCGCAATCAAAGATGAAAGCCATTGCGCAAACAGAATTAGGTGAGACGATAGATCGATCACAATTAACTGAAACGTGGATAGGCAAGTTTACTCGCATTCTTTTTGATGGCGTAAGTGATATTGAGCAAATTCCCAAACAGGTATCCATTATATGTTTTAATTACGATCGCTGCATTGAGGCTTATCTGATAGAGTCCATTATGATCGCGTTCAATGTTGATAGGCTTGTTGCTGAAGGCGTCGTCAACGATATGAACATTATTCATCCGTATGGATACTTGGGAAAAGTTACAAATAATCCATACGATGTTAAAGAGGATGAATGTCTTTTCGCCTATCCTATGCAAAGTAACTTCCCACTGCGCCAAGTTGCCAATCGTATTCGGACTTACACGGAGCAGACAGACAGTGCTGAACTTATTTCAGATATACACTTGGCGATTGATGATGCGCACAACTTAGTCTTTTTAGGGTTTGGGTTCAATAATCAGAATTTGGATTTACTGAGGGTAGTTGAAGATTATCAACCTGGCTTGGCAAAAGTGAAGAACGTCTACGCAAGCGGATATGGATTAAAAGAAGAGATAAAAGAAACACTTTGCCGTAGAATAACTCACATTTATTATGACTTTCCACTTGCCTATAAGAAGAAATATTTTGAAAGAATTTATATAGGGTTTGGTCTAAGTTGCAGCGAACTTATGAGCACACATGATTTAAATCTAAACAAATTCCTTCGAAGAAAGTTTTCTGTCGTTAAGCATGGACACCGTACAGGTGTTGCAGTGCAACAATTGGATCGGGCCGGTGCGATTAGCGACGATGCTTAATATTGATTATTACAGCGAGCAAACAACGTAGTTCCCGAATTCACGTGCAGACTTCACATAGAGTACAGGGCCACATCCAAAAAACTCAAAGGGCAACCGAAAAATCCGTAAAAGTAGTAACGAGTTATGACATTGCAGTCATAAAGGTAATGTTGAAAGGGCACATTGTGCGCCTTTTCTCGTTCAGGGCAACCTATCTTCGCTCTTGCAAGTAATTCTTTTGGCAATAGGCACAAGCAATGTGCGTTGACTGTGCCGAAGGAGTTACAACCTATGCAAGCTATACAACCTGCAAGTTACGTTGCTTATTATCGCGTATCGACTGCAAAGCAAGGGCAGAGCGGACTTGGACTAGAGGCACAACGCAAAGCATGTGCGGGTTACAGTCCCATAGCCGAGTTCACCGATATCGAGTCGGGCAAGAACAATGCCCGTGACCAGTTGCAAGCAGCAATGCAGTTTGCACGAGCGAATAAGGCCACACTGGTATTTGCCAAACTCGACCGCCTGTCGCGTAATGCAGCATTCATACTATCGTTGATGGAAAAAGGTGTTCGCATACGTTGTGCGGACATGCCGGATGCAGATGAGTTCCAATTACATCTGTATGCGATCCTTGCGCACAAAGAGCGCCGGATGATCTCAGAACGTACGAAAGCCGCATTAGCAGCGGCAAAAGAACGTGGCGTTAAATTGGGTGGTACACAAGCAAGCACGAGAGCGCGCATAGATGCTTTCGACAAACGTATGTTTCCCATTGTCCAGAGCATCATAGACAGCGGTGCTGTAGGTCCAGCAGCAATAGCGCGTGAGTTAAACGCAAAGCAAATACCGACAGCAGCAGGCAAGCAGTGGGTTTCCACGCAGGTTACGCGCTTGATAAAAAGAATAGAAATAATGTGAATTCTTCGGTTGCCCTGAATAATCAACGGCTATTGATAGAGGGACAGCAGACGCAATTAAGCGCTGCAAATAGATCTAAGGAACAAACAAATGAATCAGGCACTTGCACTTCTCAAGGCAGCAGCAACGACCGGTATTGTCGCTCATCGTGATCCAGTTGAGATTTTCCTGAACAAACTGGATATGCAGATTGCTTACGCTAAGCAGGTGAAGGAAGGGAAGGAAATCAACACACGGTCGCTGTGGTTCAAGAAAGAGGGTGCGGAATACATTGTGCGCGTCGGTCGCAATGCTTTCGAGATTGCCGGTTCGAAGTTATTTCGGGCAAAGGACTTGGATACGGTTGTCGAATTGCTTGGTGCTGCTAGGCAGGCCATCAAAGAGGATAAGGCACTACAGCAGGTGATTGCAAAGCATAGCGCGGATCGCAGTGAACGGCTGAAAGCTGGACGTGCTGAAGGCAAGAAGAAGGAAGCGAAGAAGTAAACAAGCATCGTATTGCGCAATACGATGGAAGCCCGGATCGAAAGGTCCGGGCTTTGTCGTACCTGTACCTGGCCTGCTGCTTGCAATGCTAGTGCAAAGACGCACAGACGCTCACACAGCGCTATGCGTAACATTCGTACAAGTTACACAGCACTGAGGGGTGACGCGCTCTATGATGCTTCTATGCGTCTTTGCGACTGTAGTGTCTCACTGTGCTTGTGGCACGTCAAGGATAAGCGCTTGAACAAAGTGCTGCTTTGCTACTCGGATATTGCTCGCGTGTAAGGGTGATACATCTGTGCGTCTTACAGAAGCAAAGGGGCGGTTTTCCAAGGCCTCCCTGACCATAGGCCACCACCCCCTAGCGGATTACAAATTTATATATCTGCTGCGTCCGTAGATTTGATACGCCTGCAGAACCGTTTCACTTCAAAAACATATCGTTCTTATCGTTGGCGTGGACCCACCATTGGTTAAACGCTTCGTCTATATCGGGTTCGATCCCCAATACGTCTTCGATATATGCCTTCAAAATATGCTCATTTTCCACGTCTTCTAGCGAAACTCTGATTACCGGGAATTTAACGCCGTCATCAGTTGTAAGCACATCTTCTATCCGCGTTTTAAACCTAAACAACGGATTTCCAGCGGTGTCTTTCACAGCAAAGTCGTGTTCATCGGTTCTGTTTACGAAGAAATTCCATTTTGTGGTGGGGCAGATAAATGGATGAACTTCACCAACTCCCAAAACTGGTTGCGCGGCATACCGTTCCGCCCCAACAAATTCCGGGCCAAAACGGTAGTAACATGTCAATTCAGGTTCAAAGAAATTCCCGTACACGTACTGATAAATGCCCTCGAATTTGAATGCATACTCGATCACTTCTCTGGGATTCGAGATATCAATATCGCCGTCAAACTCGATGGTCGGATTGTCGGTCATTTGTGGACCCTCACGTTTGCAGAACCGTTTCAGCCGATTGGATTTGCTAATCGCCAATCACCGTCGTGCCACTCTGTATCGTGCAAAGCGGGGAAATTTTGCATTTCCATTTTTGCGCGAACGGCGTCGCTCACCTTCTCGAAGCAAATAAGAGTCAATTTCTCGTTATAGTTCGCAAGGTCGGGATCACGCATGGATATATCGCTGTATATGATTGTTGCGTTATATTCGTCCAGCAATGCCGCAACGTAAGAATATGGAGCTAAAACAAGTTTACCTTGATGAAAGAGCGGTTGTGAAATAGTGCCGGTACGCAAAGCATATATTGCTGTGTATGCGTCTAGTTTAAAACGATCAAAGAATTGCTCCATCGTTATGAGATGAAAAGGTTTCGGATAGGTCTTGGGAACCCGAACGTTGTCAGCGGGGGTGTTTTCAAGGAATTGTATCGTTTCCAGAATACCATCGAATTCTTTTCGAACCGCGTATGTGTAATCTTTATTGAAAACATCAACGTGCATCTTCAGTTTATAAATGTCTTCGTCATCGCGAAGAAGTCGGACCCATCGCTCGTACATGTCGCGAGCGTATCCAGTATAATCAATCGGCTGCATTTGCCCCATTAGCCCTTAATTTTCGTAGGTCGCCAAACAACCGTTTCATGCTTCCGCTCGAAGCCCGGTAGTTCCGGCGTCACCTTACAGTTTGTCGTGTCGCACGGAGAGCATCTGAACCGTAAACTGTTAAGGCTTCGTCCATATCCGAAGAATCCAGCTAGATCGCTTGCAAGAAATTTTGCCTGTCTTTGGCAGTCGCGACATTCTGCAATCACGAACATGCCGTGTCGCGCTGCATCGCCAATTGATCGGATAGTACGTGTCATTCACCCCATATAGAACAGATCATGAACACTCTCAATCACTAACAGGAATATGTTCCTTCTCGCGCTGTGTATGAGTGTGGATCGCACTTAACAAGCCATTGATATTTCCCCGTTATTCTCCTTGCATGTTTCCGCCGCTTCGCATCACCCGAATCCACGCTTACAACGCTCAACATGGCCGCTGCTACTATTGCAAGCATCCGATGTGGGAACGTGCAATCGAACCCCAATACATGGGCCGATTCCGTATTCGTCAGATGCGTGTGGAGCAGGAGTTCAAAACTTGGCAGGCTAATTTGTCGTCCTTTGCTTGCACTGCTGAACATCTTCATGCGCAGGCCAATGGTGGTCAGGACGACCCCGAAAATATCGTCGCGGCATGTGAGTTCTGTAACAGCCGACGCCGCTCACATACCGATCCCGATGAGTTCAATCAAATCGTGGCGCAATCGCTAGGTTTCCAAGAGGCCGGTCATGCGCTCATGCCCAAAGATATGCAGTGGGTACAGACGGCTTACGATATTCGTTGGAAAGTCATGCTGTTTTTGAATGTGCGGGTGATTGATGTAGATCTGTTTTGCCAAACGCTGCCATATACCCGTATTCGCAAAAACCATTACAATGCGAGCCGCAGCGACACTATGCTGTTTCCAGCATTCGACGGCGATATGCATGAGGACGCGCTAACCCACGTCTATCAGAACCATGTTGTCGAACAGGGCACACGATTGCTGTTAGAGAACCTTGAGCATGAGCAAATCGTTCGGGATCATTTCGGTGCGTTTGTTGCTTAATAATTATTAGGCGCAGTTTTTAACGAGCAAATTTCTTGAATTTCTCAAGCCGATCAAGCGTCGTCTGTGAAATTGATGTTATTGGTTTCGGTGGCGACAACTTATCCAGCAATGCTTGCAAATGGCTTCGCTGTATTTGCTGTTTATGCTGTAAATCGCTTAATCCGGAATTGTGAGGGGCTTTCAATCGTGGCAGTTCCCAATGCTCGATCAGCACTTGGGCATCGTGGTAATCGTCTTGAATGCCATTTCTCACTTCAAAGTGCACTTCATCGGCTGTGCCTCTGATTTCATCTTCAAATTGCTGGTTGAGACGTTCGGCCCGATCTTGAAGCGCTTCAACTCGCCTCTGCGCTTCGCCTACGTTGTTCTTTTCAATTGACACATGCTTGAAATTGAGCGCGGTTTGCGTGTCTTTGAGTAGTTTTTCCCACGCTTCGGACCAGCTTTTCGCATAAACGGAAACAAGCGCAAGCGGATCAATCAACGGCTGGCCTAACTCGTTCCGATACGCTTCATAATGCTCACCGAGCAGGTCTTTCATATCGTATTCCGGCTGCACATGATTTGCATCGCCATCAAGTACCTCAATGGCGATCATCAAATTAGCAGACCTCGAATCCATTCCCATCCCCCAACAAAAGCGAATGGGGGTACAAGACCCCCATCCATTAAGCTGCTGCCTTTCCTGCAACGCTTTTACGCGCCGGAAGGGTGTTGGTTCCTGTCAGATTGACCAGTTTGGTCATCTTCAAGCGGTCCTTATGCGCCAAATAGGACTTCGTGGTCACGTTCACCACTTCCTCCGTACCATCAGTTCCGAACAACAGATAAACTGTGCCGGTGGCAGCATCGATGCGAATGTTTGCCAGCCCATAACCGTCATCGTCCACAGGGAACAAACTCAGGTCGGAAACATGAACTGACGCGACTGGTACCACTTTAGTCACGCCCATCGGCATTTCTGCTACTTGGTCAACGGTCATTGAAGTTTTCCGGGGCGTTCCATGCTTGGACCTGTCGGCCTGCCGCAAGGCATTAACTCCCGTTAGTGTCTTCTTGCCCTTCACCGTCGTTGCATTTTCGATGGCGTCAAGGAGACCCTCAACGCTTGTTTCCTCATACGAAGCCAACTCCCGCAGAGCATTGGGAAGATTGCTCGCCGCATGAGCATCGGGAACCCAATCGCCGTTGTTATTGGAGCGACCAATAAACAGCCGGGTAAAGGATAACCAAACATTCCTTTGACTTCCATCGGACACAATGTGCCCGTTTTCGTCCTTTTTCCACTTCAAAGTAACCTTCCGCTGTTTGGCCAGACGAGCAAGTTCCAATGTATAAACATCGGACGCAATACCCACCTTAACCGAGTGGACGAGCGTGGCGAGAATGATACGGGTCAGACTATGCTGCCCCGCGATCAACGCGTTTATCTCGTCCTGTTTGACGCTGAGAAAACTTGAGGTAGACCCAACAGTCGTGACAGCTTTCAGCACTTCATTCAGTTCAGCAGTATTAACGTTATTAGACATCGTATTCTCCTCTAAAGTTACCCCGTGGGGCGTTGTGGTCAAAATCGCCGCCTGTACTTCCGAGAAAGCCAGTCGGCAGCAATAGAAACCCGTAACCGAAGTCACGCTTTAGATTTGACGTCGTTGACTAACAACAGTTCGGTCATCCCATATTGGGTTGACTTTAGCAATGTCGAATTGGCGTTTTTATCACGTAAGATGTTCTTTGGTTAACATAACGTGAGTTTGGTGCTGACTGGCAGAAAAGAGCGCAAAAACAATTGCTTATAAAAAAGTTTAACAAAGTGTAAATCTTAGGCTTACATTTAGAAACAACGGCAATAGGAAGAAAAGCGCAAGCAGTTATTGTTTGTTCCTCGTAACAAGTTGCTACCCTGAACCAAGCACAGGGTAGCAACTTAGGAGCAATGCTTGCAGCAGGATCAGCCCAAGGGCAGACATGATGTCGTTTGATCCTTTCGGTTCAACTCCGAAATGCTTCCTTATCTCAAAATAATCGAGAACGAATATGTCGAGCATACTTACGAACACGTCAGCAATGACGGCGTTGCAGACCCTTGCGTCCACAAACAAGGCTCTGGAGCAAACGCAAAACCGGATTGCAACGGGACTGCGCATTAACGAAGCATCCGACAACGCAAGTTATTGGTCCATCGCAAGTTCGATGAAATCCGATAACAAGGCCAATTCGGCGGTTCAGGATGCGTTAGGTCTTGGAGCTGGTAAAGTTGATACCGCATATACCGGGATCAACGATATCAAGACGCAGATCGAAAGCATGAAAGAATTGCTGGTGAGCGCGCAAGGCGCATCGCAGGAGGACCAGCAGAAGATTGCCACGCAGATCAAGGGCATTCAGGAGCAGATAAAATCATCTGCGACGAACGCCACATATGCAGGGACGAACTTGCTGCTCAACGATGGCAGTGCGAATGCGGATTTGAAAATTGTTTCCTCGTACAATCGTACTGGAAACAGCGTTACCGTTGATACCATCGATATTGCGTCGGCTGATACTCGTGTATTCGGCAAAAACGCAGACGGCACAATCGACACGACGCAGGGCTTTGCTGCTGGTGTTGTTGACACTGCATTCTTCGATCCATCAACTGCGGCACTCGATGATGCTGCAATTAAATCCGCAATGGACACGGTTGAAACCGCACTTAGCAGTCTCACAACTGGCGCTGCCAATCTCGGTGCTGCTAAGTCGCGCATTGATACGCAATCGGGTTTCCTCTCGAAACTCAGCGATTCCATTGACAAGGGCGTCGGAGCGCTTATTGATGCGGATATGAATAAGGAGTCGGCAAGGCTTTCAGCTTTGCAGGTTCAGCAGCAATTGGGTGTGCAAGCGCTTTCGATTGCAAACAGCAGTTCGCAGAATATCCTCTCGTTGTTCCGCTAACACAGTTCGACAGGGATATGAGGAGGGACGCCTTGTGCGTCCCTTTTTCTTTGACTGGACGATGTTACAAAATTTGAAAGAGAGTCTAATTTGCTAGGGAACAACCTTGTGGCAATCTCATTTTGCCAATGAAAAGGGAGGCGCGATATGCCGTTGTTCAGCAAATACGGGCCCATTTATTCGGCCAAAGAATTGATGTTCATGCGCTCTTGTTACTTTAAGGCATCCACTTTGCTTGAGGTGCAGGGAGTGCATTATTCGAGGCGCGAACTCGCAGAGAGAATTGTTCTGTTCTACGACGCTGGTATTCGCGACGCTGATAAAATAGTTACGTACTCGTGCGGTCTCATAAAACGCAAGGTCGGTTTCGAGCGAGAAGCGTTCCTCGCTAAAAACAAGCAGTTAGTTTTGCAGTTGTGAGTTGTCGCCGAACTGCTTTTTCTGATCCGGCGGCGAAAGCAGTTCGGCCTCAATGATATTGCCTTCAATGAGTTCACGAGCCTTCGCGGCTTTTGCAAGCAGGTCTGCGGTGTGTGTGATCTGCACATCAACATCGATATCGACTTTCTGCGCGGCCTTCGGAACGGTGGTCGATAGGAATATTTCAGCGGCTTTCAAACGTGCCATTTCATTTTTGCCGTTGAGCATAATGTCTTCGACCGTAAGCAGCGCAGACGGCGACAAGTAGGCGATTGCTGTTTTCAGTTCGTCTGCAATAGGTGGCCGACCCTTGGGATTGCCGGATATGCCCTTGCCGAATGCATGTTTGCGCAGGTTTGCAAGCTGGCGCTCTGTCAGTGGTTTCTTTGCCATTATGCCTCCATTCGGTAGCCGCCGAGAAGTTTGATAAACTCGTCGGCGTCGGACTCATATGTGAAGTCGATTATGAAGCGATCCGGGCTTGTCTGCGTAAATCGGAAGTCGCTGCTGATATTGTCACGAACGAACGCGCCAAACTTATTGTCGATCCACGTTGCAATTGCCTCGTTCTGTGGAACTCCCGGATTGCTCTTTAGATACTCAATCAGCCCGTTTTCACCGCGCTTATGACCGTTTGCTATTTCGTATTGAACTTGCATGGTTCTGTCCTTGTTGTTGTATCCCGTATTTAAGCAAGAACAGCGAAAAACAGCACGAAACCAAACCGTTACGCTCAAATGAGCCGGTTTTGATGTGATAAAACGTAAATATCTCGGATTTTCATTACCGAGGTATTTTTTATGACTATTTCAAAGCAGCAACAGCAGCAGCAATTGCTTGCGCTGTTGCAGGAGTTTCACGGAGATATTGCGCTATTTGCGCTAACCGTCTTCGGATCGACTTTACGTCCCAAACAGATCGAATTTGCAGAGGCATTCCGTAATAACAAGCGCATTAGTTTCAAAGGTGGCGTCGGTTTCGGCAAAACCCATGCGCTGGCAATTCTCGTCTGGTGGTCACTATTCACGCATGACGATGTGCAGGTGACAATCTTCGGCCCGAACGAGGGGCAGTTACAGCGCGGTATCTGGAAAGAACTTTCCCTGCTTTACGGGAAAATGGACCAGATATTTCAGGACTGGTTTCGATTTACGGCAACGCGCATCGAACGCAAACATAATTCGTCAGGCTGTTTCGCAACATACGCGCTTGCCAGCACGGACAACATTTCGGCTGCTCGCGGTATTCACCAGATAAACAACTTCGTTTTCGTGGATGAAGCCACAGGTGTACCGGACGAGATTTTCACCGATGCACTTGAGAACGTGCTTACCGATCCCAACGGCAAACTCTGCCTGATTAGCAACCCATCGACTACGAGCGGCTATTTTTGGGAGACGTGGAACGGGGACATGCAGTCGCTGTGGAAGCATGTTCACGGCTGCATGACCGATGCACCGCATATCACTGCGCAAGACCTTTACGAGAAGGAATTGCTCTACGGCGGCAAGGACACTCGCCTTTACAAGATTATGGTGTTGGGTGAGTTTCCCGATAGCAATGTTGACGGGCTAATTCCGAAGTGGGCCGTTGATGATGCAGTTGAGAACGACGAGGCCGTTCCAGCTACAACTTATCCCGTCATATGGGGCCTAGACCCTGCCGATGGCGGCGACCGCAGTGTATTGGTTAAACGTCACGACAACAAGGTCATCGGCATTTCTGAGATACGCGGTACGGACCTCATGCAACTGGCTATGCGTGTTCGTGACGAGTATGAGCGCACACCGCCGAAACTGCGACCGCAAGCAATTTGCGTTGATGCTATCGGCGTCGGCAATGGTGCTTACGTCAATTTGAATTACATGAACTTGCCGGTTCGCAAGGTCATTGTTTCTAATTCCCCGACACGCAAGCCCGATCTCTACAGCCGATTGCGCGATCAACTTTGGTGGGAATGTCGAGAATGGTTTGTAGCTGGAAACGTCAGCATTCCTGACAATGCCGATCTGCGCAAGGAACTCGTTGCTCCATCGTACGATAGCGACAACGGCAAGATTAAGGTCGAGAAGAAAGACCTCATCAAGCGTAAACTCAAGGGCGCATCGCCCGACTTTGCAGACGCTTTGTGTCTGACATTTGCGATTTCACCGACACGTTTTGCAAGCCAATTCGGCATCGATCAGTTCTTGGCACCGCCAGTAGACCTGAGACGCTTCAACTGACGCGCAACGGCACGAGCCAAATAAATATGAGCATAACAACAAAAATGAGAACGGCGGAACAACCGCCGCGGAAGGCGCTATGGCTAAAAATACAATCAGTAAAAAGGTGGATGAACAAGCGTTAGCAAATCGCTTTGCTGGTCTGGTTCAAGGCGCGGTTGGCGTGTCTAGTGCGAAGATCGCGGACAAGAATACCGCAGCGCTCAAATATTACATGCGTGAGCCGTTCCCGTTCGATCTGGATAAGAACGGCAATCCGATTAGGGACGCAAAATCCAAATACGTAAGCAGCGACGTTCAGGAACGCACCGATTGGGCCGTTGGTCAGGGCGTTCGCATTTTCGATAACCAATGGCAGGTCGTAAGTTTCTCTCCGAATGAGCCGAACGACCAGCCGATTGCGGATGAAATGACGGAAGTTTGCAACTTCATCATGCGTAACAAAAATTCGCATGTTGCAATCCTCTCGCCATGGCTCACGAACGGCTTTCTCACTGGCCTTGGCATCGCAATGGTGGAACTGCGCAAGGATCGCGAAGAACTATTGCCGGAAATGGTCAAGGGCCTGACCGACATTCAACTGGTCCAGATCGAGCAGCAGGAAGAAGCCGGGAAGATCATTATCGAAGAACGCGGCGACCCTTATTTTCCCGATACGCCACCACCTACGAATTTGCCACCGGAATTAGCAGCGCTTGCGCAGCAGATGCAGCCGCAAGTCAGAGACATAAAAATTCGTAAGGTTCGCGAAAACGTATCGATCAACATTCGCAGTTTGCCACCGGAAGATTTTATCGTGTCTCGTGATGCTGACATTGACGAGCAGACCGGCGGAATCAAAGCCACGTTGCAGGGACATAAGCGCGTCATAAGTCGTGCTGACCTGATCGACATGGGGTTCGACAAAGCCAAGGTCGATAAAATCCCATTGTCGGAATCGGACCTAGAGGGCATGGCGCAGGAACGCGCTCTCATCACGGATTACGATACCAGTGGTGTTACCGGCGACGAGGTTACAGTCTACGAGATTTATACGTTTACGGCGATTGAAGGCAAAAAGCGCCGTCATTATCGCATTACATTGGCTGGCGATCTCGAAACTAAGCCGGTGCTGCTTCATTACGAGGAAGTCAGCAAATTCTATCCGTATGCGCCATTTGTGCCGTTTCCGATCCCAAACACGCTTTTCGGTGAGGGCATGATTGATCGTGTCGGGCCGACACAGAAACTTGTTTCGCAGATTATCCGCGCACAGCACGACAATCTCAATAAGTATGTCGATCCGATGGTGGTGATTAATCCAGAAGTCACCCGCCACGATGATTTGCTCAACCCATATCCGGGTAAGGTTATTCGTTCGGAAGACCCGACCGCTGGTATTTCGTGGGTGCAGCCACCATTCACAGCGATGCAGGCGCAGCCGATTATCGACAATCTGAAAACGGAACTCGATTACACAACCGGCGTCGGTGGTTCGCTCGCCAGCGTAAATGCATCGGATCTACAGAACACGACAGCGACAGCGAACGCACAGCGCGCAAGCAGTCAGCAGATGCTTATTGAGAAAGTCTGCCGCCATTTTGCCGATACCGGCTATCGCTATATTTTCCGTGTCATCATCGATTTGCTTGCGAACAATCCAGAAGAAGCGCAGCGCCTTATCGCTCGCTTGACCGGCAAGTTCACTCCGATCCGCATAGACGAGTGGGATGCCGACATGGATATCACGGCGAACGTGGCTTTCGGCGTTACGGACAAGATGGGTAATGCTGCGAATTTGCAGGCGATCTTGGCCTTGCAGATGCAGTTGCAGCCGATGGGCCTAGCAAATCCACAAACCATATATGCGACAGCAACCAAGTTAGCCGAGAATGCCGGCCAACGTAATGCCGGTATGTTCTTTATTGATCCATCAACATTGCCACCGCCGCCACCTGCACCGCCACCGCCAGACCCGAACGCGGCACTCATCGCGGAAATGAAGCTGAAAGCCGAAGTGGACGCCAAGAGCAAAGCCGCCGAATACGAATTCGAGATGCGCAAATTGTACGTGGAGAACGACTTGAAGCGCGATCAGATGGCACAGGACTTGGAACTCAAGCGCGCAGAGATCGAGGCGAAGTACCAAGCAGAGGTCAACGTCGCAAAGATACAGGCGGAACAAGATCGTCGTCGCACAGACGTCGATTATGCCATTGCGCTCAACGAGGCACAAACGCAGTTGCAGCAAGCGCAGGGGATGCCAGACGCTCAAAGCACTCTAGGAAACGCGCCAGCACAGGAGCAAGCGCAGGGAGCGCCCGAAGCACCGCCGCAGCCTATGACACCACCTGGCGCCGGTATGATGCCTCCGCAACAGTAAGGGAGAACTTATGAATCAGGAAATTATTGCGCGTGGTGAAAACGCGAGACGTGTTCTGGACAATCCAGATTTCAAGCAGTTGCTTACCGATATTAAGCGCGAGTTGTTTGACCAGTTTTCAGGGACGAACACGATTGAAACGCAGGAGCGCGAAGACCTTCACAAGTTAGCGCTGGCCTGCAACCTGCTTGAAATGCGTGGACGCAAGTTCATCGAAAAGGCGGATACAGAGATCGCATTGGATGCCCATCGCAAGGCATCCAAAGAAGCGTGAAAAATATTCAATTCAATAAATACCTCAACAATAACAACAATTGAGGTATCAACTCATGGATATGACCAACACTCCCGAACAGGGAACTGGTTTTACGGTCGACGAAGCGGCCACACAGATCGAAACCCTTTTGGACAGCCCACAGGCTACACCCGAAAAAGTAGATGCTGAAACGAACGAGACTCCCGAAGTCTCAACCCCGCTAGAAACAGATATCGAGAGCGACGAGGAACAACCGGAAACGGACTCCGAAACCGTCGAAGCAGATGAAGACGAAGGCGAACAGGACGAGAAGCAGGAAACACCCGTCGAACGCGACCCGGAAGAAATTGTATTCGAACTCGAAGGCCAAGCAATTTCACGTAAGGAAGCAGAACGCGGATTTCTGAGACAGTCCGATTACACGCGCAAAATGCAGGAATTAGCTGAACACCGCAAAAAGTGGATCGTTCAGGAAATTGACATGCATCAGGTGCGTGAAACTTCCGCGCAGACACTGAACCAATTGGCTCATCACGTCGCACAGGTCTTTGACATGACCGATTTCGGTCCAGAACCCGATTGGGCTGCTGAATTCGAACTCGACCCATACACCACACAGCAGAAACGCTTCCAGTGGGAAAAAGACAAGGCGGCATGGACCAAGAAGCAGCAGGAACGTGAAGCCGCTGTTATGGCGATTTACAACGCGCAGAAGCAGATTGCCGAACAGAACGCACGTTTTGCGAAAAACAAGCGAGAGCAGGACATCATTGATAGTCGTGCGGAACTTGCTCGCAGAATGCCAGATCAGTTTGGTGACGACAGAAAAGCGAATGTTGTCCTGAATGACATTGCTAACTTCTTGACCGAGCAGGGATTGCCTGCGGAGCAGATCGAGAACCTGACAGACCCGACGATGGTGCAACTTGCATATTACGCAAAGTTGGGAATGGAAGCGGCAGCAAAGATGCCGAAAGCAGTGAAGGCAATTGAAGCCAAGCCCGCTCTTACGATGCCGGGCACAAAAGACGTTAGCGCAAGTGGAAACTCAAGTGCATTGGAGAAAGACCTAAAGAGGTTGAAGCGTACAGGTAGTCTTGATGATGCTGCAAGCGCACTCAGCAAACTATTTTAATTAAGGAGAAGCCAAAAATGGCCGCATATACCAGTTATTCCGGTAAAAATATTGCAGAAGATATTGATAGCATTATCAACAATATCGACCCAACAGAAACCCCTCTATATTCCTCTTTGAAGAAGCGTTCGGCTGGCAATCGTAAGGTTGAATGGCTTTCGGACGATATTCGTCCTTCTAATCCAGCGAACAGCGTTGCAGAAGGCGCAGACAGCGTTGACTCCGTCCTTTCGTCTCCGAAGCGTTTCAACAACTACGTTCAGGAATTTCAGGGCGTTGTAAACGTTTCCGATATTGCGAACGCTGTTGACACCATCGGTTACAAGCAGGAACTCGGTTACAAGACCAGCCTTGAAGGTAAAGCGCTCAAGCTGGATATCGAAGCCGCTATCGTCGGTAACAACGCAAGCCGTCCCGGTGCACAAATGACCGAAGGTGGATTGTTCGCAGGTATGGAGTCTTGGATTAAGACAGCAGCGAGCCATGGTACTGACGGTGAAACACTCGGTTTTGATGAAAATACTCATCTTGTTTCTGCACCGACAGACGGTACTGTTCGCGATCTCACAGAAGAACTTTTGCTTGATACGCTCCAGATTTCTCACGAAGCGGGTGGCACACCGAGCAAGATCATCGTTCCAGCGAACCTCAAGCGCGCTATCTCCCGTTTTTCCGGTGATGCCGTTCGCAACATGGAAACCAAGGACCGCAAGGTAACAAACACCGTCCAGATCATCGAAGGCGACTTCGGGATTTACGATGTGTCGTACCACAACAAGGTTCGTTCCACGACCGTTATTGCTTACGATCCTGCTCTTTGGGAACTTGCTGTATTGCAGGGCTTCAAGACCAAGGACTTGCCAGCAAACGGTTCTTATCAGCGCAAGTTGCTCAACACTGTCGTTTCCCTCGTTTGCAAGAACGAGAAGGGCAACGCGAAGATTGCAGACGTAAAGCGCGGCGCTTAATTCGCAAGCATAGTGGGGGCGTAATTGCCCCCACAGCACCCAATAGTAACAATAAGAAAAATGGTGCTGTTTTGGACACAAGAATACTATTTGAAGTTAAGCCCGATGGCACAGAAATTTGGTGGCATACAGACGGCGCTTTCATCACAATCGAACATGTTGTTCCTGTTGATCAGATTATTGATGACAACAAAGCAGCAGAGGCCGCATTCAATCGCAGTGGAAAACTCGGCGATCTCGTACTCCATGCGGAACTTCCCGCGCAGATGTATTGGGATTTGCACGAGAAAGGAGTTGTCGAGGACCGAACAGCGTTCAAACGCTTTTTGAATGATCCCGATAACAAGTACCTGCGTAAAAATAATTTGAGGTTGTAACATGGCAATCTCAAACTATTCAGACCTACAGCAAACAATTGCCGATTACATTCTGCGTCCCGATGCGCCGATCAAATCATTCATCGCATTAGCGGAGAATGATGTTTCCGTATTTGTGCGCCACTACATGCAGGAAACGCAGGTAACGCTCTCAAGCAGCAACAATGAAGTTTCGTTGCCAGCTAATTTTCAGGAGGCGCGCCGCATTGTCATCGATGGTGTCTTGGCGAAGCCAGTTAGCGCGTACCGTGCAATTCTTCGCCCTGGCGAAATCGGCTATTACCAGCGTGGCAACTCCTATGTGATCGTGCCAGAGCGTGACGAGCCGCGCAGTGTTGAACTCATCTATTATGCGCGTGTCCCGGTGCTTTCCGATGCAGAGCCTACAAACTGGCTGTTGCAGCGTTTTCCCACCGTTTTGTTTCATGCCTCGCTTGTTCGTGCATATCGCTGGCTTAAAGACCCGACAGCAGAAGCGCAGGAGAAAGCCAGCCTTCAGGAAGCGTTCGGCGTAGTCGTTGCAGACGACAAGCGCGCTGTTACCAGTGGCAACCAGCCGACGGTTGATTTCGGAGGTGGGTGGTGATTATCGACAGCGTTTTTGGCCCATGGCGTCCTGACTTTCCCGATTTGAATAATCCGGGCCTTACGATGGCTCGTAATGTTACAGCAGGCGCAGGTGCTATGCAGGGCACAGTCACTTACGGCGCGTTGAAGCGCGCTCGATTGTACTCCGGTACATCAATGGCGAGCCGTCCGACAGGCACAGCGGTTGGTTTGGATCAGTACAACAATGCGAAGGTTTACGGTGGTTGTGCGAGCGCTCTTTATAAGTTGTCGCCCGGTGATCGCCAGTGGACGGATATGTCACGAACCGGCGGTTACAACGGTGTTAGCGCGGATCGCTGGCGGTCTGTTGAATATGGCCCGTATCAGATTTTCACGAATTTCACGGATGCACCGCAATACGTGGACATGAATATCGACTTGGAGTTTGCCGACCTGACTTCACTCGTGAAGGGCAAATATATCGGCACTCACAAGGAATTTGTCATTCTAGCCAACACTTGGGACCCGCTAGACTCCTTTAAATCCAATCGCATTCGTTGGAGCGGTCAAGGCTATCCGAGTGATTGGGCGTTCTCCGCACAAACACAGGCAGACTTTCAGGATATTAACGGCTACGGCCCGATACAGGGCATCGTCTGCGAGGATAATGTTTGGGTATTCCTGAAAAACGGCATTGTTCAGATGCAGTATATTGGTGCGCCATACGTGTATCGCTTCGACACTCGCGTTGAGGGCAAGGGCTGCTCGGTTCCTGAGAGTCTAGTAACCGTTGAAGGCAAAACCTTCTTCCTCAGCGATGACGGCTTTTACATGTTCCAGAGAGGCGACCTAGTGCCAATCGGGAACGGCAAGGTAAACAAGTATTTCCTCCAGAAAGCGGAATCCTCGCAGTTCCATTTGATGACTGCCATGGTCGATCCACGTGCATCTTTGATCCATTGGACATTCGTTAGCGTGGACACGCCGAACGGCCTTCCCGACAAGACGATGATCTATAACTACCAGACCGGCGAATGGTCAGAGGCAGAGGCTACAGCGCCATTCACGTTCAACACGATTGCGCTCTCATGGACAATCGACAAGCTGGACGAATTCGGAACGCTCGATGATGTGCCTGCAAGTTGGGACGATCCAATTTGGGCGGGTGGCTCTGCATTGCTCGCGGGTATGGATATGACCGGCAACGTCTACATTTATTCCGGTGACACATTGCCAGCGATCTTCGAGACGCAGGAGCAATTGCTCATCAATTCGGTTCGGGCTGTTGATCCGAAAGCAGTAGGCGACCGCACAAATGTTATGGGTGTGCGCCCGTTTTTCGAAGGTTCGCAGGCAACGGCTTCTGTTGCAGTGGGATCGCGCAGCACAAGCAACGGCGTGGTGCAGTGGTCAAATCCATCGCTCCAACATGCCGAAACGGGCTTCGCATATTTCCGCGTTCAAAATCGCTTCCATCGCTTTCGTCTGCAATTGCGCGGTGAATGGGACAAAGCAAGTGCCATTCAAATAGACGCTAATGCGGCGGGTTTCAGATAAATATCTGCGACCATAAGGAGGCGAAATGGAAGGCGTTTATAATCCAGAAGACCCAAAACATGTTGCGCGTGTCGTGAATGATCTTGTTCGTCAATTCGATAATACAGGATCGTTGACACTCAACACGTCTGCAACATCGACGGTTGTTATGAATCCGAAGGTCGTTTGGTCAACAGTTCCATTTCTTATTCCAGCTAACGCGAATGCAAAAGCAGAACAGTGGTGGATTGAAAGTGTTGGCATCGGTCAGTTTACGGTCGGCCATGCAAGTTCAACGACTGCAAGGAAATTTTATTACGTATTACATGGAGTATAATGGCGATAAAGCGGATTGATACAGCGGTTGATTTTGATGCTGAATATCCGCGAGTACGAGAATGGCTAATCAGCGCATTCAAATATTCCGCCAATAAAATTGATGAGCGTCAATTGCTCCAAGGACTGGACGAGCGAGATTACTTGCTTTGGACAGCCAATAACGCGGCTTGTGTAACCTCACTAACCGAATGGCGTGGTCATCCAGTTTGCGTTTTCTTTGTTGTCGGCGGTGCAGCAGGGAAAGCAATCAAAGAGATTTTTGAAGAGGGCTTGCCGGTAGTCGAGCAATACGCACGAGAGCACAACTGCAAATATGTGCTGGGTATTGGTCGAATACAGTGGGTGAGAATTGTCGAACGATACGGTTTCACAACAGAAGGAAACGAATACTATAAGGAAGTTTAATTATGGGAAGTACGCCTAAAGAAACAACAACAAAGGTGGAACCTTGGGACGGCGCAAAACCTTATATTTTGGATTATTTGAAGCAAGCCGATCAGATGTACAAGGATGGCAAGCCCGAATATTATCAGGGCAGCACGGTAGCCGACCAGTCACAAGCCACTAAAGATGCATTGGCCCAACAGGAAGCGCTTGCGCGTCAAGGGTCATCTGCCATCGGCAATGCACAGAACACAGTCAACAACATCACGCAGGGAAACAACTTCTCGCAGCAGCCGAACCAAACGCTGTCGCAGTTGCAAAACGGCGTTGATGTGGGGACCAACCCCGCAAGTGCAGGTGTTAACAACATTGCCAGCGGCGCGAACACCGGACAAGCACCGGGACAATCCACGCTTAATGCAGGTGCAAACTACACGAACGCCGCTTCCGGCTTGCAGCAGCAGCAGGCGAACAATCTTGCAGGATCGAACAATCCAGCGATGGATTATTTGCAGCAAACTGCTTCCGGCGCGAACATCGGCAACAATCCATATTTGGATCAGATGGTTGCGACACAGCAAGGCAAAATTGCCGAGCAGTTGCAGACTGTAACCAATCCCGCAATCGATTCTCAGGCTGCTTCTCTTGGTCGTATGGGTTCGGCTGCTTTTGCTAATCAGCGCAACAAGGCCGATGCAACAGCAGCAACCGCAATGGCGCAAGTTGCAACCGATATGTATGGGAATCAGTACAACACGGACAAAGATCGCCAGTTGTCGGCGGCTGGTCAGTACGGCAATTTCTACAACACCGACCAGCAAAACCAGATGCAGGTCAATTCAAATCTCGCGAACACGAGTGCGAACCAGCAGGGCTTGCGCAATGACGCTGCAAACTCCCTGAATAGCCAGTACCAGTTTGATAAAAATTACCAGCTACAGGGCTTAGGCTTGCAGAATGACATTTATCAGCAGGGCGTGAACAACAAATTCAATAACGCCAATTTGCAGATGAATGCAGCGAATTCACAAGCGGGTAATCAGAACGCACAGGCTAACACTCAGTTGGGTGCTGCTGGTATGGCTGGTGATATGTATGGGCTTGGCTATCTGCCTTCGCAGTATTTGCAGCAGATCGGTGCGATGCAGGATGAACGCAGTCAGAACGTCTTGAATGCAGATATTCAGCGTCATGATTTCCAGCAAAACCAGCCGCTAGCGAACATTGCCAACATGATCAATCTGGCCAACGGTGGCGGGTACAACAACACCACAACGCCGGTTTATTCCAACACAGGCAGTCAGGTGCTTGGTGGATTGACCTCGCTGCTTGGTCTGTTCTCGCTTTGCGATGAGCGCACCAAGATTGTTTTCGAGTGCGTCGGCAAATTCCCGAACGGCATTCCAATGTATCGCTTCGCGTACAAGGACAACCCGGAAGAAATCTTTATCGGGCCGCTTGCGCATGAGGTTGAGGAAGTTCTGCCGGATGCAGTCGTTGAGATTAACGGCGTGAAACTCATCATCAATGATACATTTATGGAGGCTGCATAATGGCCGGATTTGATATTTTAGAATTATTGAAGCGCTTGCGTGGCGAACAGGAACAGACAGGTTTGCTCGGTGCACAGGCCGAGCAACCAGCACCAGAGCAAGCCCCCGCACAGGCAGCACCTACCGAAAGTGGTGGCGGCGGTTTGCTTGGCAGCTTTATGCCGTCCGATCCGTCGAAGCGTGAGGCGCTTGCGATGGCGCTTATGAGCGGCGGCGCGAATATGATGGCCGCAGGCGGTCCATCGACAACACCAATGAATTTCGGAAGCGCGCTCGGTGCTGGTTTCGGTGGCGGCGTGCAAGCGTATCAGGACGCCATGAAAAATGATGCTGCTATCGGAGCGAGCCGTTCGAAAGTTCGTACTGACCAGTTGAAAATGCAGCAGGCACAGGACGCACAGGATTTCGCAAATACCATCGATGCCAATGGCAATAACCCGTTTTCGATTGAGTTTCTAAAGAAGTATCTCAAGAGACAGATCGCCAGTGGAGACGATGAAGGCGCACGTGCAACGATGGCTTTGATCCAGCGCCTTGACGACGAGCAGCGTAAAGATGGCCGCGTGCTTGATGAAAACGGCAATTACGTCAACGCCGATGGCACTGTTGATTCCGCGAGAGAAATGGAACAAGGCAAGGCCGCTGGTCGTGTTGCAGGTGAGGAATCGCAGAAACTCACCGACGATATTCGCGAGTACAATTTGTATCGCGATCAGCAGAAGGCCAAAGGTCTTGAGCCGATGGAGTTCCGTGATTGGATGCTTGATCAGAAACGCGCATCGGCACAGCAGATCACAATCGGCGGCGGCACAGACAAGCAGTTCTTCGATACCATGCTGGAGCAGAACAAGACTGCGCAGCAGAACGTCAAGGGTCTCACTGCTATCGGTAACGCTCGCCAGTCGGTGCAGGATGGTGCAATTCTCGGTGCTGGTGCTGACTTCCGATTGGGCTTGCAGAAGATCGGTGCTTACTTAGGCGTCACCGACAGCGATAAAATCTCCAACACAGAAACTTTCCGATCTGCAATTGCCCCGCAGGTTGCAGCGATGTTGAAGGAAACAGTTGGTTCGACACAGATTTCGGATAACGACCGTGCGTTTGCTGAAAAAGCGGCAGGTGGTTCTATCGATTTGGATGAGAAAACCATTCTCCGATTGCTTGATATCATGGAGCGCATGAACCGCGTCTCGCTTGAGAATTATCAGCGTCGTGTCGATACGATCTATCCCGAAGGCAAGGGCTTTGATCGCGAACGCGCAATCCTGCAAGTGTCCGTTCCAGAGCCGGTTGCTCCGAAGTCTAAGGCCGACAAGAAGGGTCCGAGATTGTTGGGGGCAACTGCGCCAACAACCGGCAACGATACCGTCACTGACGATCAGGGCGTTAAATATCGTTACATCGGGCCAGCGGGTGGCAATCGCAATGACCCGAAAAATTGGGAAGAAGTACGATAATTAGAGAAGCCCGGTAAACGGGACGAGGTGAATAGTGGCAAAGCCCGCACTCAATAGTAATGCGCATTACGCTTATAGATATTACATCGACAAGTATAATCTGAAGCCGCACCAAGCAGCCGGTATTGTCGGCAATCTTATGCAAGAAAGCACCATGAACACAGGTGCGCGCAATAAGGGTGACGGCAGCGACGGCTCGGACAGTATCGGCATTGGTCAGTGGAATGGTGATCGCGCTCGCGCTTTGCACCGTTTCGCTGGTGGCAACGTGAATAATTTGGACACACAGTTGGATTTCGTAATTCACGAAATGCGCAATGGTCCAGAACGCGCCGCCTGGAATAACCTCATGGCATCGGACAACGTGAACGACGCGACCGCTGCGATGATCGGTTACGAACGTCCCTTCGGTTATAAGAGAGACAACCCACGCGCCGGTCACGGTTGGGATAATCGATATGCTTGGGCGCAGGAAATTAACGGTGCAAGCCCAACCGATATAGCTAGAAGCGCACAGTCACATTTGGGATCGACGCAGCAGCCGGACTTCGGTTCGCGTGTTGAACCTGCAACGCAGGAGGTATCACAACCGACCGCAGAGCAGCAGACAGCGCAAGCAACGGCACCTAGCACCCCTGACGACCGTGGCTTCGGCCAGCGCTTGTTTGATCGTGTTTTGGGTACTGAAACACCGGAGCAAGCAAAATCGCCGGTTCTCGGAAAAATGCTACCAGACGAATTCATGGGCGTGAACACCAAGAAGGGCATCAACCTGCTTGGCGCTCTTAGTTCATCGATGCAGGAAGCAGATGCGCAAGCGAACAAGCAGGTGCAAGCAGCATCGCAGTCGGCACAGGCCAGACGCGGACAGGCGCAGCCGGTTCAAGTATCCATGATGAGTTCGATGGCAAAGCCGAACCAACAGGACATGGGCCAAGCGCTTACGCAGATGCGCGACCAAGGCACAAATTCACAAACGAAAGACATTGCAAGCCTGTTGCTGGCTCTCAATGGCGCAAACAATCCGAACGCGCTCCAAGACCTATTGAAGAAAAAGAAAACTGGTTGGGGCGGCAGTTACGGAAATTGGGGAGCATAAGATATGAAGCCATGGGAAATGGACTGGTCACATCTGGATCAGCAGACCGAGGAAAAACCGAAGGGCAAGAAGCCTTGGGAAATGGATTGGAATGAGGACGGTACGCTCAAGCAGAGCGAGCCAGCACAGCAGGAAGAACCCGCAATAGCCGAACCTGATATTGCTGATCTTGACCGTAATTTGCGCGTTCCCAAGTCATTGCGTGTTGAGGTTGGTGCGCTGCATAAACCGGAAGATCGTTTGAAGGCCATTCGCAAAACGTTTCCGAACGCGCAGCCATATGGTGAGGACAACTTTATCTATACCGATCCCGAAACTGGCCGAACCGGCTTGTATAATCCAGAGGGTCTAGACTGGGGCGACTGGGGTAGTTTGTTACCTGAAGTTGGTGAAATGGTCGGTGCTGGCGTTGGTGCTGTCGGCGGCGCATTGGGCGCTGGTGCAGCCGGTTCTGTCGTGCCGGTACTCGGTACGGGCGCTGGTGCAGTTACCGGCGCAATGGCTGGTGCTGGTACAGGTGGCGCAGCAGGTAAAGATGTTGTCGAACGCGGTATCAATTGGCTCTACGGGAATGAGGATACGCGAGACACAGGCGAATATCTTAGGGATAAGGCGATTGACGCGGGTGTGAACGCGGCAGGCGAGGGCGTCGGTCGTGGCGTGGTCGCTGGCTTTAAAGCTGGTAAGCGCGGCATTGATGGTTTGATTGCAGGAAAAGCCGACGATGCAGCAGAAGCAGCAGGACGATATAACGCATATAAAGAAGCAGGAGTTGAACCGACTGCCGGTATGGTGACAGGCACGACGCGCACAACAGCACGTGAAGGTCGCTTGCTTGCCGATCCTAGCAGTCGCGTTGCTCGTGCGCACGAGTTGGCCGACGATATTCTGGATAAGCGATATACTGGTCTTGTCGATGGTGTTGCCGGTCCTCGCGGTGTGACAACGCCGGAAGGTGCGGGCGCTGCTCTGCAAGAGGCGGGAACGCAGGCTAGAGACTTCACCAAGGGTCGCATTAACGATGCTTACGACCAGACCGACACGCTACTCCGTGACGCTCGTTCGCCCGGTAAGAATGTGCGTGAATTGCTTGATAATCTCCAGAAGGAGAAAGCCGCTTTCGGTCGCTCAGCCGAATTGAACAAAGGTCCGGTCATTGATGGCGCGATCAAACAGGCCGATGCTCTGTCAACGGACTCCGTTTTCAATGGCGTCCCGTTTGGTGATCTCAAGGAAACCCGCACAGCAATCGGCAATCTTGCATTCGGCAATTCCGGCGCAAGTGCATACGAGCAGAACCTTTATAAGCGTCTTTATGGCGCGATCACTGCCGATATGGACGATGCCGCGAAGCAGGCAGGGCAAGCCGGTATCGACTCGCTACAGGCGGCAGAGAAAGCCAACCGCGAATACGTCAACCCGGGCGGCACAAAGGATTTGCTCAAGCCTTTGGTGAAAGAGGCAGATCCGATTAAGCCGTATCAGACGTTCCAGCGATATGTTCGTGAGGGCAATGCTACAGCGCTTGACCGCATGAGAACCGAAATCGGTGCATCCGGTGGTGATGAGCAATGGCGTCAGACTGTCGGCACGATGCTCGACAATATGGGACGCAAAGCCGACGAGAATGGCATTGAGGTTTTCAATCCGAAGAAGTTTTTCGCAGACTTCAACAAAATCCCGGACAACGTGAAGGACGTTATGTTCAAGGGAACGGACCTTGAGAAGTACCGTGCCGACTTGGACAAACTTCATAAGATCGCAGCTTTTCGCAGTGCCAACCCATCGAAGGCCACTCGCAGCAACTGGGGTAACAAACTGCTCGATATTGGTATGAGCGGCCTCGGTTCGATCACTGGCGGTCCATGGGGTGCGGCGGCAGGTGCAGTTGTTCGTCCGGTGAAGGAGTTTGCAGCAAACGCATACATGGATCGCTTGCTTGTTGATCCTGAATTTGTCGGCTGGCTCGCTGGCATCCCGCAAGCACAGATGCAGAAAGGCGGATTGCGTGAGTACGTGAAGAAACTCCACGTTATTCGTCGTGGTGCGTCTGCTGCAACTGCCGATGCGATCAACCGCTATATGCGCGATGCAGGCATTGACGGCGAAATCGAAGAATAAAGGTAAATACGAAACACAGGAACACGCAGAAGCGTGACACCCAATAACAATAATAAGAAAGCGGTGTTCACTTATGGCAGATATTATAGACAGTTCATGGAACCCAAACGATGAGGCCAATACTGGTGTAGCACCGGACGGCGTTCAGGGTGGTTATGCTCCAAGTACGGTTGCTCCAATTATTCGAGCAATTCGTGGTGCAGTTCGACGTTCCTACGAACAAATCAATCCGATTTTCACTAGCACAGGTTCGGCAAATGCTTATGTCCTGACCTATCCGATTGCGCCGGAGAAATATTCGAAGGGCATCATATATGCGTTTTGGGCGAACCATACGAATACCGGTGCTGCTACACTCAACATCAACGGCCTTGGTGCAAAAGCCATTACGAGTAGCGATAAGAACGCGCTAGTCGCGAGTCAGATACTTGCCGATACGGTTATCTCTGTTGTTTACGATGGCAGTGCATTCCGAATGATTGCTGCATCAACGGTCAATCCGAAATTCACCGGCATGACAACGCTGGAGAACCTGACTGTTACGGGAACAACTAGCGCACAGGCGATCAACGTTACGACGGTGAGCGCAACCGGCAATATGAGCATCAAGTCGGAAGCCAATCGCATTCTATGGTTCAGGGACGGCGACGGTAAAGAAACCGGGCTCATCTATAATAACAGCGGGAACAACAACACACATCTGCGCGCATACACGCCGGGAGAAACGACCTACAAAGAAGCCATCTTACAGCCTGACGGTCAGTTGATCCTCGGTGCATCGCCTACGAGTGCATCGGCAGCAACCACAAAATCCTATGTCGATACGCTTGCAGCAACCAAGTTGAACCTATCCGGCGGCACAGTCACAGGCAGAGTAACTGCAAACGGCGGCTTCACGCACGGTATTGGCGGTGGTTATCTCAACATTGGTTCTTACAACACATCGTCTTACGGCTCGGGCTTCGGTCGTTTCTGGTGGAATGAAAACACGAAAACACTAGAACTTAATCCTGAATCCGGTGGTGCTGCAACGTTCTATGCAAACGGAACAATTAAAGCAGCATCCGAGTTGAATGCAGGGGCAGCCCGTTTTACGAGTGACGGGAACATCTATGGTTCAAAGTGGGGCAATCAGTGGCTTTACGACTGGATCAACAGCAAAATTTCCGCAGTTCCAAACGGTCGTGCTTATCCGCGTCGTGTTGGCGGTGGTGATCTAAATTTCAACTGGTCCGGTAAAAGTGGAACGCCTACTTGGTTGTGGGGATGGCGCTCTGGCGATGGCGTAGAAGCGCAGGACATGAACGTTTATAACCCGGCGAACTTCAGTGTGAACTACGCAAACAGTGCGGGTAACGCAAATACAGTCGGCGGTTGGGCAATAGCAAACTTCCAGAACGATGCTCAAGCACGTGCAAACGCGAAAGCACGTAAATGCGGTTCGTGGGATCAGTGGAGTTTCACGTATCACGATCAGCGAATGCAGAACGGAACAGGCGAGAATATCTACTATACTGCAAGCATAAGTGGATCAGGTGCAGGCGTTTATCTACAGGTAAGTCCTAACAACAGCGACTATGTTACTGTCGGATCACCTACCACCGTGAATAACTCAGGAACTTATGTGAACTATACAGGTGGTTGCGTCCCACCCGGATGGTGGATGCGAATTATCCGCCAATCCGGTTCGTATAACGCAACAGTCAGACTTATTTGGTGATTTATGGAAGAAAAAGCATATTCAACATATTGGATTTATTCAGCAAGTACCGGTGTATTCGGTCGATTGGCAACAGAAGGTAATGCGCTAGATGGACTAGATGCAGATGCGAGAACCATTCCGGATAAACCGGAAGGTGAATTTCGTTTCGATCCTGCTCTGAATAAGTGGGTGTTTTCGCCAGAACCTGAACCAACGGCAGAGGAATTGCGCGAGTATATGCCTCCGCTGGAACGTGTCGATTTTCGTCTACGCTTGAAGAAAGCAGCAATCACCACGAGCGTTATCAATGCAGCAATTGCAGCAGTAGCCGATGAGGAATTGCGCGAAGATTACGAAATCATTTGGGAAGATGGTCAGTCGTTCGGTCGTCTTGATCCATTCGTTATTGTGGTATTCGAATACGCGGGAAAGACGCCAGAACAGGCAGACAGCATTTGGACCGGTGAATAA